CAACTCGGGGGTTTCTCGCGGTGTGCGCTGGACGCAAGCCGGGTTAGGCGTTGCCGCAGACGGCGCTGTCGGCGCTGGAACTCTTGCAGCTGCGAATAGGGCCATTGCTGAGTCTGACGCAAAAGTTCTTCTGTCAATTGTGGATCAGCGAGTTCAGTTTCTAGCTGCTCTAGTAAAGAGAACACCTTCGCAACTCGCGTTTCTCCTTGGGTGGTGGAGGCGCACTCAACGAGTTCTCGTAAGATCCATCCTAACGAGTGTGGAGTAGACAACGTGGCAATTCCTTTTATTGGTGATCTCATCGATGGCGTCAAAGACATCGTCAGCGAGGTCGTAGTTGACAAAGACAAAAGAGATCAAGTCAATCTTGAACTCAAGAAACTAGAAGACAACGCACAAGCGCGTCTCGACGCTCAGGTGACGGGTCAGATCGAGATCAACAAGGTCGAAGCAGGTAGCGACTCTACGTTCGTCGCAGGCTGGCGGCCGGCTGTTGGCTGGGTAGGTGCTGCGGGCTTTGCGTGGATCACGCTCCTTCAGCCAATGCTGTCGTGGTTTGCTGCCGTGACATTTGGTTACGTTGGGGGCTTTCCGACTGTCAACGCTGACATCCTGATCTACATGCTCAGCGGTTTGCTTGGCTTTGGCGGCCTGAGGACCTTTGAGAAGTACAAGGGAGTAGCAGGTACGGGCACAATGGAAAACAAGTCTGCGCCACAAACGGAAACGGAGGTAACGCTGGCCTCGGGAGATACTATCTCCACAAAGACAACGCCACCTCCGGTGCCGGTTCAGGTTGCTCCTTCAGTTAAGAAGAAGCGTTGGTCATTTTAGTAGTACTCGTCCTCAACAGGGACGTAAGAAGAACGCCTTAACTGCTCAACGCAACGAGCGTAGTAGGCTTGCACGGCGGGAGGGAGTTTAGCAATTTCTGCTTTGTCCCTCTCAACCTGAGCCATGAGCTGTTCTTTCGTAATCATTCGAGCCAAAAGGCTTCCTGAACCTCGTGGTTAGGGAAGACCAGACGAAGCTTAAAGTGGGGACCAGTTACGGCTGCGTCCCCTTTGTCGTGGGGCTCAACATCCAAAACAATATTACTCATCCGCCGCTGGTTGAACTTAGCAACTCGCTGAGCAAACTTCTCAACCTCTCGCGGGTCCGTCTCGAACAGACCAATCTGCATCACTTCTTCGTAGGGCATACCGTGGCGTTTCTCATCATTCATGGTTATCAGGCTCCTTCACCCACTGAAACAAAGCTTCAATTAGCTCTGCGTAAGTGTCAGGATCGTTCTCAATAGCGTGCTTGAAAGTGATGTCGATAATTCCAAGCTTAATTGTTTCGTCAACCGTCATTTACTGTTCCAATCGTCATTATTGCGCACTCGCCCGATGTGCAGGCAAGCTCTTGACTTCCCGTGGTATTGTCTTCGGTTTCGTAAGCAGCAAGCCCAGCCCAGTCGATAGTCGTAGGCATAAGTGCCTTAGCTGCTTCATATGTTGCCTCGTCCACCTCTGTGTACGGGGCTTGCTTGTAGGTGCCGTTGTCGTAGGGTAGGAACGACACACCAGACAGTTCATCAAAGTGTTCATAGACCCAACTTCCAACCTTCATCCATTCGTCATCTCGTACGTACACCGTGCAGGACGGCTTGTGTTCGCACCAGTGATCTTGCAGCAGCTTCCAGAGTTCGAGCTGGTCGATAGCCGTCATCATGTCTCGCGTCACGCTGCCCTCGGGCACTGCGATAGGAAACGAGAAGATTGACGTGCTGCCAGGGCTCATCTGGTCAGGCTCGCAAGGGACGCCCGCATCCGTCAGAAACGCTGTGAGGGGGTCCTTATTATCTGCACGCACAGTCCTAATATAATGACTAGAAAAACTAGGGTGAAGCCCCGAGGCGGAGCCAACAAGTTGTGATACAGTGCCACTAGGCTTAACACAGGTAGTAGCAACAGATTGAGGTATACCAAGCCGATCAGCCCATTCTTTGTTCGTGTCGATAACGACCTGTTTGAGGGCTTCGAGGTTGTCCTTCGTAAGGACTGCCACATTGTCACACACTCCTGTAAGGCTTACTCCGAGGAGTCGCTCTTCGTTGCAGTTGTCTGCCCAGATCTTTCGAAGGTACTTGAAGTCCGTGAAGGTGCTCTGGATAGTGCCAAGGATAGACGCAATGCGTGCCTTACGTGCAAGCGATTCAAAATCGTCGTCAGCTCGTACAACAATTTCGGTGAGGTTGCAGAACTCGTAGGGTCGAAGGATGATTTCGCTGCAAGGGTTTGTGCCAAATTCATGGCTTGGATCACGTCGTCCATTTCGAGCTGCGATTCGTTGACACGCATATCGCGAGAAGAGCCCTCGTTCGCCGGACTTGGAATCATAAAGCGCCTTCCATTCTTTCATGAAAAGGTCCATGTCAGGCTTACGCCGTTCGTAGACCGCAGAGTTGTTAGCCAAGCGCCGATGACCGAAACCGTTCCACCACTCGCCAGTCTTAGCGACTCGCATACGGTCGTCAGTGACGTCAGACAGAGAGATCATTGCACTCCTGCGAACACCACCCACAACGACGATGTCACCGATCTTGCACATGATGTCATGGCATTCGAGAGTCGTTAGACGACGTCCAACCGCTCGCTTGAAGATGGCAACGCAGAACTCGAAGAGGTCAACGAGAGGTTGCGGTCCGCTTGCTCTGCCGCCGAAAGTCTTGAGACGAGCTCCAGCAGGCCGTACTCCCGAAACGTCCCATTTGGGAACGTCACCATTATATAGGGCCGAGATAAGCTGCCGAAAGGCACGGCACCACCCTTCTTTTGAGTCTCCAACGACAATCGTTGTGTCAGCGTCTGTAAGCTCTTCAGCAACTGTTGGTAGTCGGTGTACATACTTTTCCTCTACGCTGAAACCAACGCCCGTTCCGCACATTAGGATGTAGCACGCCTCATCGAAGCTGCGAGGATTGTCTACGGGCAGATAGGCACAATTAAATGCAGCAACGTTACAACGATCGAGAGCGGGGCCTGCTGCCATCAGGCTGCGCATCGACGGCATAACTTCGAGGTTGTAGATCGCTTTGCCTAGTTCTTGACCGACACCTGAAATGTCCGTCTTGTCTGCAATCTTACCCATGTAGTAAGAGACGAGGCGATCAACAGTCTCGCCCCACTCTTCACGACGTTTATCTTGGTCTCGCCACTTAGCATAGCGGCTGACGGCAATGAACTCACCGTAGTAGTCAGGGAATGGGCTCTTAATTAGTCGTCTCCAAAATCGTCGAGGTACTCATCGCTGTACGCGCTGTGAGCCCGACAGGGCGGGGTGCGGTTCTTTAGTGCTATCGTCTTTGGTCCGAAAGGGCCAGAGGTCATAGTCAGACCCGAAAAGGGATTCCGGGATTTGAGTTGTTTGATCTTCAGCTTTCTTTTCTTCATCGAGTTGATCCTCTCCAAAGAACACGATCTTTTCAGCGTCGTAGATGGTCGTCGTACCGGGCTTACCGCGACCCTGATGTGCTTGGGCGATACGCCAAACGGCCTTGAGGATGTTCCCCAAGGCATAGTTTAGCTTGAGTGCTTTGATTACGTCGTTGCACTCGATCGTAACGTCATTAACGACGATCTTGTAGTAGTCGCTACTACCGCCCGTTAGCTTACTCGTCATCAACGCCCCAATTCGGATCGTTTTCCACACCGTCGTCGCCTAGCCAGAAGTAAAATTGACCCTGTGCGCCGTCTACCTCGCCGTCCGGGGCCCGCTGAGGGGCCTCGTCGTCAATCAATCGAACTGTCAAACTCATTGTCTCCCTTTCCTTTAAGGCCGATAAACTCAGCCAAGTCCTCGTAGTTGATCTCGACGTCTTCTTCGAACATCTCGATGAGGTCTTTAGTCTCGATTTGCAGGAACTCAGCAAGCTCCCAACCCTCGAAGCGATCGCAGAGGATCGTCTTAAATTCCTTAGTTACCACCGTATTCTGCCTTTAGACGTGGAAGCGAAATCCACTCGAAGTCATAGAGCCCATCTTGTACATTGCGTAGCATTGCCACTCCTCGGCTCCACATTGAATTCGCAACTCCGGCATATGCGGCTTCATAATCAATGTATGACCCGCAGACGAGGCCCATAAGACTGCGTCCGGGGGAGAGGTCGATTTTGTAATCGGTGACGTGGGAGTGGCCAACGACCGTGCTCTTGTTGCGCTTTTTAATGAGTGTATATGCTGCATGCTGGCCGCCAATTGGCCGCCCCATGAGGCCTGATGTAGCGTAGTGAACAAAGTCGACACCCGCAATTTCAACGCTTTCAAGGAACGGATAAACTTCCCAAGGATAGTCATTGTAACCGATGTCCTCGTTCTTAATCTTACCTTCGAACACAGGAAACTGCTCTACGTATCGCGCTGGGCGGATATCGTGATTACCTAAATTCCACACCATACGCGGCAACTTTTTCTTGTGCTTGCGTAGCTCGTGGAAAATACGATCTTGAGCGTCAATGGCCGCGTCACAATCTGCTTTGTAGCGAGCCCCTTCAAGTTCCTTAGGTTTGCTATGAAAACAGAGCGAAGCCATATCCGCCAGATCACCGATATTCACAATCGCGTCTGGCTTCAAATCATGCGCGAGTTTTCCAAACCAACTAAAGCGATCGTTATCAAAGTCCGGGTGAGCGTGCGAATCTGGTAGAACCAGGATGTCAATGGGTTTACTCACTTCTAGTCTCCAACTGCTGAGGTTGATAAACGTGAACCATTCCAACCTCTTTCTCGTGCTCTACAAGAACAATAGGAGTTCCGTCAAGCTTTTCTAGCTGACCAAGCACAGTGCCTCGATACTCAAAACCTTTGATCTTCTTTACTAGATCACCTCTTGCCCAATTAGCCAATGACTACACGCTCGCTGGGTTCGTCGTAGAGTGCGTCTACGATCTTGGTGATTGCAGGGTCATTGTGATACTGCTCGTCAAGCTCGCGGAAACGGTCGTTACGGACACGATCCAACAGCAGCTCAGTGTACTCTACGAGTTCATTCTTGGTCATAGGTAAATAGTCCCTTCGAGTTCTTTGTTTTTCTTGTAGGTTTCAATAGCGGAATGAGCTACAGCTGGATTATCGTAATGTCCAATTTTTGACCAAAACCAACCTTCTTTGACTTCGGCAGTAGAAACGGCTTTATTAAAGCTCGTCGTCCAGTTTCTTATTCGAAACTTCATTGCCAATTTCCTTCGTTAGCGTTGGTGATTCGTGAAACCATTCGAGAGGGATCGAACCCTCAGCGTACGGGAAGCCAGCGTAGGTCGCCCACTCTCCGTAAGTCTTACCGTGACGACTCAGACGACATCGTGCATTCTGAAAGACGAAGCGAATGTCGAGATCAGGGCGAGCCGCCTTAACGGCTACCATCTTTCGTCGATCGGTTGCGTCTAACTGCCCTTTGGCTTCTACCAAGATGTTGTTAGAGAGTCTGAAGTCGGGTAGGTATCGAAAGTGTATTGTGTACGGGATGATTGCGTCT